AAATCCATGATAATTAGTATTTTCGTGTAACCATTTATAATCTAATTCGGGGTCACCAGAAACATCACCAGCAACTAATGTTACGATGTTTTCTTTTTCATCATCATCTTTTAATTCATATGGATGTTTGTGATTAACATCAATATGTAAATCGCTGATAACTCTAAATTTCATTTCTAACTCCTTTCTGGCGTAAATATTAAATCAATTTCATCATCTTTACTTTCATATAAATTGACGAAATCATCATATGCTTTTTTAGAATTTTCATATATTGCTTTTGCTTTGAATACTTCTAATTTATTCATACCACCAGTTTTTAACTGTTCTAATAAATTATCACAATATTCTTTATATTCTTTTTCATATTTTCTTTTTTTCGCCATTTTTATATTCCTTGTTCTGGTATTATTATATATAATATGTATAATTTGACAAGAACTATTTTAAGAATTCTCTTATATTTAAATTGTATTCTATTGGGTCGATTAAATGAATTTGTAAAAGATATAAGCATAATGAAGCAACAGAACTTCCACGACCAACTCCAACAACAAAATCTTTTTCTTTCATTACATCAGAAAAATATATACAAAATCGTAAAAATTTTTCCATATCTTTTTCCTTAAAGAGTTGTAATTCTAAATCAACTCTTTCTTTATAAGATTTAGAATAATTTTTTACAAGATTTTCAAAATATTCTTTTAAATTTATCTCATCATATTTTTTAGGATAAAACCATGTATTTTTTCTTTCATCAATAGATTTAATAGTTTGTGGTAATTTATAATAAACATCATCAAAATTTTTATAAGATAATTCATTAAATGCTTTTACATCACAATCATTTTCTGGAAATAATATTTCATCTGGAATTATTCCTTTATACATTAATTCCACCAACGCATCATTAAAATAAACAATATTACCTTGTTTATCAATTGCTCTACTTCCTAAATTTATTAAATCTTTTTCAGTCATTAAAAATCTTCATCTAATTCATCTTCATCCATACGACCATCGTCTAATCTTAAATTAATTTCTTCATCAATATATTCTCTAACCTTAATCATATCATTAAGAATATCAACAGGAAATTTTGCCACCTGCGCTTTTGATATTTTAATATCAATATCCCTTTGTTTATCAATTAATTCTTTGTTTGATAACTTTTGGTATAAATCTTTTGTAATAACTGCCGAAGGCATAATAATTCTCCTATAATAATTATACTATACTTATTATAATCTATTAAATTAAAAAGTCAAATTAAAATTTATATTCTTCTGGGTAAGTTATATAAGGCAACAACTCTTTGGCATATTCTTTTAATTGGTCGTCATTCAAATCTTTTTCTTTTGAATAGAATTCTTCAATCGAAAGATAATCTAAAACAAGCAAACCAATTAGTTTACCATCTTCAATAATTGGAACTAAAATAATAGCATCATCACCTCTTGCTGACAAATGGTCTATTAAATAATTATTTAATTTACTAATTTCAACAGCAATTATAGTATTATTTTTTAGAATATTAAGAACATCTGATTCTGTAATGGTTGATATTTCTTGTAATGATTGAATAACACTTGTAATACCTTTATCACAAGCTTCATATACTACCGAATGATATAAATTATCATTTTTAGTATAATATCTCATTAACATAGCACGAGAAGCATTATATTCAAGCATTATTTTCTTTAATTTTTCACGAGCAGGTATAACAAATGTTGAATTTGGTGGTTGTAATATATCTATTTTCTTTTTACCTATTATATTACCTTTATATTCAACACCATTTAAATCACCATTAATTGTAAATACCGTAAATAACATGGTGTTATAACTCTCTGCCAAATAATTATTCAATGCTGTAAATACTAAATAAATTCTTGACATTATAGAAATATCAAACATTGATTCATTTAATATTCCAGAAATATTTGACTTTAATAAATCAACTGCCATTCTTTCATAAATGAAATATTTTTTTAAAAATTCTTCTGGAATTTTTGCTTCTGTCATTTCATTATATTGTTTTATTTCACACTTAGAAACATATTTTTCAAAATGTAATTTAACAGATTCTAAATCTAACTTTTCTAATGGGTTTTCTTGTAAAAATAATTTAAGATATTCCTTAACTACATTAAATTTAATTTCTAATATATCTTTGGCAATATCTTCTTTTGCTTGTAAATAATCTTCTGATTCTTGATGAACTACTCTTGTTAATGGATAATTTATATTAATATTATTCATTTTCAATGATTTAATACCAACATCTAACCAAAAATCTAAATCTTTAAATATTGGGTGATTTCTTACATCATCTGCTGTATATTCTTTTGTCTTTTTTTCAACCTTACCTTTAATTAAATTACCCATAAATCCAATAATGTTATTCATATATGGTTTAATAAAATATATAAAAACAAGGAAACATAATACATATAATGATGTTCCCCCATTTTTAATATCATTCCAGATAGCCAACATTAAAGAGTTGTTTATATCTTCCATTTTTGTTCCTAAAATATACACATTTATTTATAAGAATTCCCTGTTACACATTGGTTCAACCTTACTTAATTGTGTTTCTGCTTTTTCTAATTTATAGGATTTATAACTTGATTTATAGCCATAGTAATCATCTTCGTAATCATTTAAGAAATCATATGTTCCATATGTTTTCTTTTGTGGAGCTAAAGATGCTTTAACATCATTAAGCAAATCTCTTAATTCTTTTGGAAAAACAACTGTATCAAATTCATAATTCAATTTATCTTTATCAGAAACAATTTGAAAGATTATTTCATTAGCAGAAGATAAATCATACAAATAATATGATTCACCATATTCTGCATCTCTACAGAAATAATAATCAACACCCATTTTGTCATCATAGAATTTTTGCCAAGAAAGATACTTCATAGTAGTATTAAATGCTATTGTATCTAATACTTCTGTATATGTTTTCTTGTTTTCTTTTATTCTAACAGTAGTGTAACTTGAATTAATCATTTTTTATCCTTTCCATAAATTCTATATAAGAATATACCATATAAATTAAATTGTCAAGTAAAATTTGAAAAAATAAAAAATAGCATTTTTCAAATACTAAATACAAATATTAAGGAGAAAAAATGGAAGATACTACTTATTTGTTTGTTTATGGGACTTTGCTAAGTAATCATAGAGCCCATGGATATTTAGATGGATGTAAATTCATTGGAAATGCTACTACAAAAGATTCCAGATATAATATGGAATCATATAACGGTCATTTCCCTATGGTTTTTACAGAAGGGACATATAAAATTAAAGGTGAAATATATGAGATACCAAAATATCTTTTATCTGATTTAGATTATTATGAAGGATATAATGGTACTCAATCATCGTTATATAAGAGAGATTATTTTGAATATCTTTTAGAAAATGGTGATAAAGTAGAAGCATTGATGTATTACCAAACCGAAAATAAAGATAATATAAAATCTAAAATTAATATTTTAGAAGAAAATAGAACTTATAAATGGAGATAAATTATGGCGAATGATGTTTTAATGAAATGTTTTGAATATGTTATGAATGTTGAGGGTGGAGAAAAACTTTCAATGGATGAAAGAGACCCTGGAAACTGGACTGGTGGTAAAGTTGGGGTTGGAGAATTAAAAGGTACTAAATATGGTGTTGCTGCTTCAGCATATCCAAATTTGGATATTAAAAATCTTACAAAAGAACAAGCATGTGATATTTTCAAAAAGAATTATTGGGATAAATGTAAATGCGACCAAATGAATCCAGCAATTGCGTTATTAGTTGTAGATTGTGCTTATAACTCTGGTGTTCCAAGAAGTTCTAAAATTCTTCAAGAATGTGTTGGAGCAGGTGCTGATGGTATTATTGGCAATGGAACACTTGGTAAAGTTAAAGAAGCAACAAATACAAGTGATAAATTACAAAAATTGTCTTGGGAATTAAGAGAAAAAAGATTAACATTCTTACAATCGTTATCTACATGGAAAACATATGGAAATGGTTGGACTAATAGAGTTAATAAAATCTTTGATTGGTCTGTTGTAATGAGATAAAAAAATAAGGGAAAGATAATTTAATAATTCTTTCCCTTTTTTCAACTTTTTTCTATTATAAACTTTCTTTGATTGAACTATTCGTTGTTTATATAACCCACTTGTTAATAAATCATAAGCAATTGGGTCTCTTTTTTTAACTTCTTTTAATTTTCTTTTAACCATTTTGCTCTCCTTTACCAAATAATATTAGCATAAATTATTTACTTTGTCAAACAAAAAATCCCCATTGAAAAATCAATGGGGTTAAGCTGACATATATGTAAATCTTTTTTGCCTTATCGCACCGAGGAAAAAAGATTGAAAAAGAACGTGTAATATGTTTAGGGTTAAGACCCAGGGTATGATTTACCCTTAACCGTGCACGCCAGCGAGTGATTATAAAGAGCACGTCTCGCCAAGCCAACTCTTGCGTATATGATGTATTAGTTTCATCTTTCTGGTATCACCCAAAACAGACTACTTATAGAATCAACCACGTAAAGGTTCATCATATTCTTGATTCCGCCTTCCCTTCAAAAGGATTGAGAACTTAACCTATTCTCAACGAGTATTTATTACAAGGTGTAAATCATACAGTCATTTACAAAGACAAATTGTAGTATATTGAAAGGAAATAAAACGGATATACTACTATCAACCAAGAGTTTGACGGACATCTTTATAAGCATAAACTTTACGCACCGAATGTATTCATTATATTTTACGACTCAACATTATTGCCGACCTAGCTTCATCAGTAAGGTAACAATGTTTCCTTTTCTTTCTGTTGTTGAAAGGATGCTCTTCCCAAAGAATATTGGGCGAAACAAGAAATTTGAGCATCTAATCTCTTAGTTTGACATCAATACAACATATTCTGTATTTGGTGCGTCAACAGCATAGTCATCACAGTAAACTTCATAAGGCATTTCACCATATTCGTTACTTTCACGAACCACAACCTTAGTAACCATACCATCATTTTCTGTTGCTCTATCATATTGGACAACTTCCAAGTCACCATGGTTAGCAATTGTTTTTGCTAATAATTCAATCATACGAGATGCTTTCATTTTCATAATCCTTCTATTAATGTTTAACCTTTTTACATTTAACATTATATTCAAATTAGAATCTAATGTCAAGAACTTTTTTGAAATATTTTTGAGTGGCTAATGCATTAATTACTTACTGTTTCAATAGTAACCACTCAAAAATGTTCAGAATGTAACGGAGTCGCACCGTTGTACAACGTCAGGTGGAGACCGATGTTTTATAAACAGGAGTTGAACCTGCACCACAAGCAGACGTTGGCAATTTCTGAGCCATTCTTATCAAAGTGTTCTTTTCTTCTTTGATAACTTCATTATATTAAAATGAAAAACTAATGTCAAGAACTTTTTTAAAAATTTTTTGGTACCCCCAAAGAGATTCAAACTCTTACGCTTTCTCAGCATCGGCTTCTAAGACCGACATGTCTATCAGTTCCATCATGGGGGCAAATCTGGTAGTGAGTAAAAGAATCGAACTTTTAACTGCTGAATATGAGTCAGCCGTGATAACCATTTCACCAACTCACCATTGGCAGGGAATGAAGGGATCGAACCCTCGTCTAATGATTTGGAGTCATTTGTTCTACCATTGAACTAATTCCCTATTTGGCGATGGGTATAGGATTTGAACCTATGCGGGGATTAAATCCCCCTAAGAGATTAGCAATCTCTCCTCTTCAACCAAACTTGAGTAACCCACCTTACTTTATACCTAGTATTTTCAATACTTCTTTTATTCTATCTTCGACTGAAGCATTTAGATAATAATAATTATATCCATTTTCATTCATAAAGTCAATAAGTAATTTATGAATTTCTATTGACTCTTCTTCTGTTTGAAATCTTCCCTTCTGATTATAATCAAATTTTCTATCTATAAGAATATTACAAGTTTTAACACCTTCTTCTTCTGCATTTTTATAAAATTCTTTTACTGGATTGATTAAAGTATCTGAACCCCAATAATAACGTTGATAAAATGAAGTTAATAAAACAGGAGAATCTGCAATAATGTAATCAACTTTATTAAACAATCTTGACTGATTTTCTGTTTCCATACCAAAGATATGATATTGACCAAATTTATCAACTTTTCTATTTGTATATGTCCAAGTTTTTACAAATTCATTAACAAATTCAACATTATATCCTCGAATTTTTAATTCTGTAAATATTTGTGCTCCTAGAGTACTTTTTCCACTACCTGGCTCCCCAATAAAATTAATTAAAACTGTACTCATATACACTTTCTCCTTATAATTTATAATTTCATTATGTCTAATCTATTTTTAATTATCAATATTATTTACAATAAATATTATTATAAATTTCTTATATAAGGAGTATTCAATATGGGTAAAGAAAAACAGATTGAAACTGAAATAAAAGAAACCTTAGATAAAGTATGTGACAAAAATAACCCTTATGTAGAAGTTTACAAACAAAAATTAAATAAATTAATGAAGGACTATAATGATGCTCAACAAGAAATTGCTGAGCTAAATTTAAAATTAGACCAAACATTAAAATTAGTTAATACTGATGCTAAGATTCCAAATTGGACTTTACCAGAAAATACTGATAAACAATTTTCAGATAACATCCCTGTTTTATTAGTTTCAGACATTCACTATGGTGAAAATGTTAATCCAAGAGAAGTTCCAGATGGAAACTGTTATTCTCCAAGAGTTGCTGAAGAAAGATGGGGAAGATTAATTAATAACACAATTCTTAAAACAAGAACAAAAGAAAGACGTTCCAAAGGTATGGTTGTTTGTTTCCTTGGAGATGATATTTCTGGTGATATTCATGATGAGTTAAGAGAAACTAATTATCAAACACCAATTGACGCTTGTATGGATGTAGCAGCGCAAAAAGTTAAAATGTTAAATGCTTTCCAAAAAGAATATGGTAAAGTTTGGGTTATTTCAGTAATGGGTAATCACGGAAGAACAACCAAAAAACCACAATCAAAAGGCATTTCAGAGCACAATTATGATACTTTAATAACTGCTATGGTTCAAAAACAATTAGAAAAGAATAAAAATATTACATTCTATACGCCAAAATCAGGTGAAGCATATTTCGAATTATGTGGTTATAATTTTTTAGCAACACATGGTGATAGAATTGGTAGTCGTGGCGGTCAAGGTTTTATTGGTTGCTCTGCAACAATTGCAAGAGGACAACATAAAACAAGACAAGCATATGCTCAAATAAGAAAACCAATAGATTGGTTATTATTAGGACATTTCCATACTCCAATATTATTGGAACACACTATTGCTAATGGAACATTAGTTGGTTATTCTCAATATGCAAGAGATTTAAAAATTGAACCTGCTTATCCATCACAAACATTATTCTATGTAGATAATACATACGGTGTAACAGATGTATCGAGAATTTATGTAACAAACCAAGAACAACTTAAAAAAGATAGACAATTATATTTTAAGGGTACTACAAAAGTTGTTGATAAATTTGTTATAACAAAGAAAAAAGATAATCAAAAACAAAAAGATTAAATGGCACACCCAGAAGGACTCGAACCTTCAATTCAACGTCCGTAGCGTAGCGGTTTGTCCAATTAGCCTATGGATGTATATGGAAGTCAGGGTGGGATTCTAACCCACGGTTTTACGGTTTTGCAGACCGTTGCATTGGGACACTCTGCCACCTGACTATTAATCAGTTATCTTCTTTATTAGAATTTTCTTCATTCCAAATATCTTCATCAGTTCTTAAATGTTTCTTAATAGATTCATCAGACCATCCAGCAGATTTACTGAAATCTTTATAATTATCAATTAATTCATTCATGGTTACATCACCATTAAAACGCATGGTAATAATTTTATCTTTATAAACATATTTTAATTCATAATAATATTCATCATTTAACATTTAATATCTCCTAATATAAAAATAAACTCGAATACAATATAATTTACAACTGATTAGGAAGCATAATTTGTATTCAAGTTATTTAGTTAATGAGCACTTTTCCACTCCTCATATACCACCGAGCATCCCATTTTTGTTTTTCTATACCGCCAGCCTGGGCTCGCCCTGTAATTCTTTAATGGCGAATTATTAATAAACGGTTACCATCATGTCTGTTTCATAAAGTCAATGTTCTTTCCCATCGTATAGAACTTTCAGATAAAAGAATCACCAATTATATCCAGCTCTCTCTCAAACAGGTACTAGATGCATTTCTTCCCTGTTTTCTTGATAAACTCATTATATTATATTTTGAAAAGATTGTCAAGAGATTTTTTATAAAAAATTTAATGGCGGGATTGATGAGACTTGAACTCACGACCTTGGCAGTGACAGTGCCACGCTCTGACCAAACTGAGCTACAACCCCAATAATTTGGTGGAGAATGTGGGTACCGCCCCCACCTGTTTTTCTGTGTGCAAGACAGATGACCACTCTATGCAGTCCCATTCCCCATAAAAAATGGTGCCGCAGGAGTGACTTGAACACCCGACCCGCTGATTACAAATCAGCTGCTCTACCAACTGAGCTACTACGGCATATCTTTATTTATTGGCGACCCCTAGCAGATTTGAACTGCTGTTGACAGGATGAAAACCTGTTGTCCTAACCACTAGACGAAGGGGTCATTTTTGCCTAGAATTATCTTGTTTTAAATATAACTCATTTAATCGTTTATGAAATATTCTTAATGATTCTGCTACTTTTGTATTTTTTGAAAAAGTCATTTCAACATCATTAATATTTGATTTAACGATTTTATTAGTTTTCTTTGCTAAATTAATAGCATTTTCAAGAGCTTGTAAAATTGTTAATCCAGCAACAGGGTCATAAACAATAAAATCTTTTTTCATCTTTTTTCTCTTAAAACTGGCTGGTCTGGTTGGATTCGAACCAACATATGGCACATTAACAGTGTGCTGCCTTACCTGTCGGCCACAGACCAATACTTGAATATTTATAATATACAACATTTTAATTCCGTTGTAAAGAATTATTTTATAAAAAAATGGTGGATGCTCCTGGTAATGCTCCAGGCGAGCCCAAAGGCAAGGGATTTACAGTCCCTCCCGTCTCTTTAGCGGAATACGCATCCATAACTAAAAATTAATTTTTCTTCCTTTTTTCCAACCTTTTTGAATCCAAATATCAATATCATCCTTTTTAATTAATTTACTTATTCTCAATTCATCATTATAAATCCAGCAATTCCCATAATTCCAATTTTTTTCTCCCTTATGAGAAATAGAATTTGCTAAACCAATTTTTCTCTTACTTTCTTCTGTATGTTTTTTACCTTTCATTGTTCCAGCATGTAATGAATAATATAATTTTAATCCATTAGAAACTTTTTCTTTAAATTCTTTCATATATTCTTCATTATTTTTTATCTTATTGGCAGAAATTAAATGCTGATTTGATTTATTATTTAATTTATTTTGATTTATATAATTAAACCCATTCCAGTTAGTATTTTGATTTATATAATCAAAACCACCTTGCCCACCTAATTTAATATTATATGTATCTAATCTCGCAACAAATTCCTCATCAACTATTTCTGCTTCTTTTTTATTCATATCTTCTTCATTTTCACATTCAAATAATATTTCTTTTTTAAACTTATCTAATCCATATTTTTCTATTGCTCTATGAAGTATTTTACCACTACCCATATAATCATCATTTATATCTTCTGTTTTGTGTTTTCCAATATAAATTTTATTATTTACTAAATTTGTAATTTTATAAATTAAATAATGCATTGTTGAACCTTAAATACCTGAATTATATTATTATTTATTAAAAAAAAGTTCAATAATAGTTCAATAATAGTTCAATAAAAATTGCAGGGGTGGGATTTGAACCCACGACCGTTTGCGTATGAGACAACTAAGCTACCACTGCTTCACCCTGCGATAAAATTAAACCATTACTATTCAACGAACATTCAACGTCAGAATTACTGGTCAGCATCAAGTGCCCAACTCTCACTACATAAGTAGCAGCAATGGTTTAATAAAATGGTGGGATTCCTGACTACCCACAAGCTCATCATAAAGCGTATTATTCAGACACATCCACAAAGGTTAATTACTCCTTTGCTTTTCGGATGGAAGGAATGGTTACCTTCAATGAGATACAGACATCAGTATGTTCAACTGGCGATTTGTCTCATTCTTACGTCACTAAGGGTTGCGCAACCCTTGCTATTTCATCCTTATACTTCTTTATAACCTTCAACCAAAATTAGAAACTTTTCAGTTCTAACCTTGTACCTTATCCCCTGTCAAAGAGATTATTCAGTCACTAATTTCTTTCTTATTCACTATGTTAATAATATATATCAATTATTAATAAATGTCAAGTAATAATTTTTAAATTTTTTGGAGCGACCAGTGAGAATCGAACTCACATCCTAACCTTGGAAGGGTTCAATAATAGCCTTTATACTATGGTCGCATAAATGGCGGGAAGTAGAGGATTTGAACCTCTGAGTGACTTACGCCACTGCCAGTTTTCCTTACCAACTATAGTTTTCACTACCTATTTCTAGTTTGTGGTCTGGACTTTACCTTCATCTTCAGCATTATCTGTTTAGATGCTTACCATCAAGTCTCTACACCTTACATATTTCTATGTCTTGGCTCGGTATTGCCATTTTTACAGGTTTCACCGAATTTGATAAGTTCTACTTACATATTTCTATGTAGCACTCGTTTTTAATTCCTTAGGAATAAGACTGGTGCAATCAACCGAACTCTGCCAACTTCCCATTGTTGTTATTTATTATCTTTCCAGTTTCTTATTTTCTTCCATTTTCTTTCATCAAGATATTCTAATATTTCAAAAACAATCCACCAAAGAAAGAAATGAAAAAGAATAATACTACCTGCTAAAAGTTTTCCTGTATTCATTCTATTCCTTAATTTTTAATAATTATATTATATTTTAAATATGTTGTCAATAAAAATATTGGATGCCTGGGGTGGATTCGAACCACCATCAAAACAGTCAAAGTGTTCTATCCTGCCTTTAGACGACCAGGCAATATTTGGTAGGCGATGAGAGATTCAAACTCCCGACCCTCTCGGTGTAAACGAGATGCTCTAATCAACTGAGCTAATCGCCCAATGTATTATTTTTTAATTTTATTCCATATATATCCATAAAATGTCTTTCTTTCACCATTTATAACTTTTTCAATACCTTCTATTAATCGATAAACACTATATTCATAATGTAAAAATTCTTTAATTTCATTTATATTAACAAATAATTTAATAATATTTTTGGTATCTTTATCAAGTATTGCATAATTAAAATTACAATAAGTATTTGGTTTAATATTGGTATAATCAATATTATTTTTATGCAACATTTTCCTAATATAATCTCTGGAATAATTTGATATTTTATAAACCTTATGAATTGATTTATATTTTTCAAATAAATCTAATACTTCTTTTTCATTGTCATCATTATATATTTTATTATAATTACCACCATAAGAAATATTATATCCATCTTTTACAGAATTATATTTTTTAATATAATATTGTTCATCATCATTTGGATTATTTGTTTCACAAATAGTTTCTACAATAAAATTATCAACACCATATTTTTTCATAGCATTATATAATTTATGACATTTTCCATTTTTATATGATTTTTTATGAACTTTGTATCTATCTTCAACTGTAGAACTAGTTTGCCCAATATAGACCTTACCAGTTACTAAATTAGTTATTTTATATATAAATGACATAATTAATCCTTTCATAATAATGGTAGGCGAGGTGGGATTCGAACCCACAGTGTTTCTAATGTATAGGATTTTAAGTCCTATGTGTTTCGCCAGTTTCACCACTCGCCCACATAAAATCATCTTAATGTAATGATTATGAAGAACCGTTGCTATAAGCCGTTTAGTTCTAACATCTTCAGTAGATGTCTGAAGAACTTTTCTCTATAAAATAATAAGGCAACTACTGCGCCACCATACGACTGCAGCACCATCGTTTTACGTTCTACGTTTACTCAGCTTGTATCGTCTATCAAAGTTTCTGAGCTGACGTTCTCCAACCTAAAAAATTGGCGATCCGTAGAGGACTCGAACCTCTAACCTACTGCTTAGAAGGCAGTTGCTCTGTCCAGTTGAGCTAACGGACCATTAAATAAAAAATGGTCGGAGTGGCAGGACTTGAACCTGCGGCATCTTGCTCCCAAAGCAAGCACTCTACCAGGCTGAGTTACACTCCGATAAAATTATTGTGTGTCATAATGGATTTACACCATACCTATGCTCTCATACATTATTCTACTATTTGAAAAGTATTTAAACAGTTTCTACGTAACCTTCATTTAAACCTAATCTTCTTTTTACAACTATATGACACATAAAAAATGGTAAGTTAGGTGGTATTTAATTATAAAGTCTAACCCTGCCGATATAAACCCTCTCATTTAAGTGCACTGGGGCAACCTTTAATTATAAAGGTTTTAATGGTAGAAGGGGAGAGATTCGAACTCATCATGTCTACGAGGTATCAGCTCGTTATGTTAACCAGGTTACACCACCCTTCTATAAAATAGCTCCAACGTTTTCTATCACTTTTTCGTTAAATTGTTGGTGAAAAAGTTCTCAAAACGTTGGCAAAATAATTTAAAAATACCAACAAATGCTCGTCTACGAGTCTATCGAATATAAGACTTTACTAATATTCATTGTCTGCAGGCTGAATAAAACCTCGTTTGGTCTGTCGTAAAGTCTAGTAGGAGCGACCTACTGTTAAATAATACGTCTAAATCTATTAGAAGCACTATGAACGCTCATCTCCAGATGAACCGAATAGACGGTAGAGGAATCGAACCTCGTTTAAACGTTATGGCTTCAGATGAAGACCCTTTATCTCTTTTAGTTTCACTCATTAAAGAGTTACTTATCCTCTATACCACCATAAAGGTAGAGATAACATAGAGGTTTTTTCATATTAACTTTTTTAACAACAAACATAATATACTAATAATAATTTATCTTGTCAAGATGTTTTTTATAAAAAATGTTTTTTGTCCTCAATGCTTATAACCGACCGAAAAACATTAAAAAAATAGTCCTGTATGCCTAACAGATAGATAAAGTTCTATCATAATAAGGTTTTGAGGCATTGAAACTGGTACTCTGGGTGGGATTCGAACCCACAGACATTGGTTTATAAGACCACCGCTTGAACCGTCATAGCTGCCAGAGTATAATTTGGGGCGATACAAGGGACTTAAACCCTCACGCAACTTAATGCAGTAGAACCACAATCTACCGTGTCTATCAATTCCACCAATATCGCCATAAAAATGGTGCCAGCGGTTGGTAACGATCCAACTTATGGGCGTTTTCAGCACCCTGTCTCAACCTTGAATACGACACTGGCATAAGGTTAGAGAATCTTCACGTAATTCTCTATTGGGAAGTCATCCAACGAAATGTTTTCTTTCAGAACTGAAACATATAAAAGACCAGCAATTATCCAATGGGTAAAACCCTCATGCTATAGGAAAGAATTATTAACCTAAATTCTATGAAAAAGGAGTACCCTTGTGACTATAGGTTTATACCATACCTAATGCTTCTCTTTATTAATTTAACGAGGGGTGTCTGAAAGCATAGAAGACACCATAAGAAAAAAATGATTGGTTCATACTAGGTCCTAAAGATAATACTTGTAAGCATAGTCCTAGTGCGGTATATCATTGCTTATACTGTTCTTAAATTGGCGACTATCTTCTGTGCCAGCAACTAATCCAATCAACCTTCTTACAAGAAACTTTTTAACGAAACACACTAATGCGTATTTGTACTTCATCCCATAAAATTTAATATATCACGTTCATATATTAAATAGTATAATCCATATAAATTTTGATATATTTTAACCCGTTATAGAACTACCAAACAGCCACTGCCGTTTAGGGAGGATTTGAACCTACCTACTTATCGTTCCTTATACTTAACTTGATAACACTAATGTGTTTGGTTAAAAAGTTTTTCTTATTCACATTTCTTAACAACAGAATTTAATATAATATAATTAAAATCTATTGTCAAGAGATTTTTTTAAAAAATTTTTTAAGGAAAGAGTTGCGACCTCTAATTATAGTGCACGGATTTGAACCGAATTCTTGAGTATGCTTACTCAATGTTTTACATAAACTATCATCCAACCTTAAATAAAATTGGTAGCGTGTCTCTGAATCGAACAGAGGACCTTCTGAATATGAGTCAGACGCTCTAAACCAACTGAGCTAACACGCCATTAAATAAAAATGAATCTAAATTCATTTTTAGATTCATTTTTTATTTTTATAAAGGATATTTTTTAATTATTTTTGGTCTGAATTTTTAAGTTGTTGCGGGAACTTACTTGTATCTAATTCATTTGTTTCTGTGTACCAGCCATTAAATACTGGGTCATATATCGCATTTGCGCCATTTACTAATTCTTCGTATCCAACAGAGCATGCTTCAGTAGCTACATCTCTAAGACCTTCCTTAATTTTTGCATTAATTTTTGCTTCTTCTTCTTTAGTGTTTCCTCTATATAGTACTTCATCACTTTCAGGAGAAAAACTTGCTTTTAATCGTGAAGAAAAATTATTGTTATCATCATATACTATTTTCTCAAATTTATCTTTTGAACAATGTGTTATAATTTTATAATTTACATCATTAAATTTACATATTACTACTGTATCAAAATCGTATCTATCAATAGTTCTTATAAATTGTATTTGTTGTGTATTACTAATATCTGGATTTGATATATCTATAATACTATCATTAATTTTTAAACCAATTTTTATACATTTACCATTTTGATTTTTAGAAACATTTTCTATATTTTTAGAAAATAGTTCATCAATTGGTTTTTTTGGAACATTAATATTTGCTGCTGTTTTTTTATTTTTTACATTTGTTGGATTTGATGTTGCTTTATTATTTTTTGTTTGATTAATTGTATCTACTTGGTTAATGTTGTTTTCTTGATTATTCATATTTGCTTTGCATTGGTCGGCAGTATTGCAACCAGCTACAATAATTGTTCCAGCTGCTAATGAAACAGTAGTTAATGCTTTAACTAAATTAGTAAATGGTTTAGAATTTATTTTTTCAACAGTATTAATAATTGATTTATCTAAAACACTTTCTGCTGGTTTTTTATTAATTAATCTAAAAATACCCTTTACTGTATTTTTTAAAGAATCACCAAATCCTTCATCTAATTGTTCTTCATAAAGAGGTTTAACACCTGCTAATCTCAATACTTCATTAATTTGTTCATTTACTGTTTTCATTATAATATCCTTTATATTACTATTATAATATTATTTATTTTATCAATTGATAATTGATTATTTTATTAAATGGTAGGAGCACTGGGAATCTAACCCAGACATATAGATTAAGAGTCTATTATACTAACATTATATTATACTCCTATAAATGGTGAGGGTACTGGGACTCGAACCCAGATAGGCGGATTAAAAGTCCGTAATAATAGCCATTATATTATACCCTCATTAGTTGGGGATGGTTGGAATCGAACCAACTCCGTATGGAACTGAAACACTACCAATGCTCTACCATTGAGCTACATCCCCAATAAAAAATTCTTATTCACTAAATCTAACAACATTTTCAAAAATAATATAAAGAAAAAATTATGTCAAGTATCTTTTTATAAAAAATTAACTCCTGGATTTTTCTTGGTTTCCAGGAGTTAATCTAAATCTACTTGTGTTATATGTGTTTAATTAGAAACTCCTTTCACCATAGGATGTGTATAGGCAATTGGTGAATTAAATAATTCACTGTCTATATTCTTTCTAATTTGTTTACACATTAACATTTTTATATTTTTCCTTAAATTATATTTTTATTTATTTATAATATTTAAATTATTCTTTTATATAATAAAAAGTATGTAACTTTTTATCAACAGAACTATATGTTTTCTCTTTTGAAATTATTCCTTTTTTAACCAACGAATCTAATAAAGCAATTTTTTTAGCATCAAGCCCATCTTCATATATCAGTTCTTCTGCGTTTATAAGAATTAACATTTCTTTTTCAGCTTCTGTTAAATTTTTTACTATTTCTGCACGAGAAACAGATTTTACATCTTTGTCATTTGATACAATATCTTTATATTCAGCATCTAATTCTATTGTTTTATCAGGTGATGATTTATTCAATAAAGCATCAATATCTTTTTGATTTATAATCAATTCCCATTGACAAGGAATATTACCTTTGTAAATACCTTTTTCAATATTTGAAGCAATTTCATCATAAATCTTATACAATTCATCAGATGTAATGGCATTGGTTTTAATATATTCATTATCAATTTCCAATTCATAAGGAATAATATCTGAACCTGTAATATAACCAGTTCTAATATCTGCAGCAATATCTTTTTCAATATCACTAATAGAATCATAACCTAAATCATATTCCCATTTATCATCATCCCATGGAGTATCATAATAAGATTTATAATCATCCCAATAATCATATTTAGATGTTGTCTTTGCTGTTCCATCTTTTGGAGCATAAGATTTATAGTATGAAGAATATGGTGGTTCTACTGAATATGTATTACTCAACCAGCAACCTTCTTTCCATGTTCCTGCTTTTTCATTGATAATGCTATAATTAAAATCTTTATCAATGAAAAGTAATTTATTACCAGAACCAATAACTTTTTCCAAATCCGCTTTAAATTCTGGGTCTTGAACAACTCCAATACCTTCTTCTTCGATATATGGTTTTAAGAAATATTCTACAAAGTTTTTTGTATCAGACCAATCTTTATTCAAATCACCAAATTCACTCATAACACCATTATGCATCATGCACAAACCCTTTGTAACAATAAATGGGTGTGTGTTTGTAAGATTTAAAATACCATGAGTAGCATAACGGAAGTGAATAGCAAATTCCTCCTTATCTTTGATAATATCATAGATGGCATCTTTATTTGTAGATGGTTTTACAAATCTTTGAATTTCAATCTTTCCATCATCAGTTCTATAAACTACACCAACAGCATGCGGATTATTAGTAATTGCATTGTCAAATCTTTCTTTTGTTAAATAATTTTTCGCACCTTTTGGTTTTAAAAATATTAAGCACATCTCTCTTTACCTTTCTATCTTATTAATTTTTCTGTATAATATAATATTAATTTTTATTTGTCAAGCCCTTTTTATAATTTTTATTAACTTTTATTAACAAAACATTCAATAGGTAATTCTATAAAGAGAAATGATTTGTCAATTTTACATTTAACAACACTTTCTTCTAACTTTTGTTTTGGTATAATATCACTTACTATATAGTTTTTATGTTCTTTTAAAGCACCTTTATGTAAATGATAATATAAATTATCTTCTGAAAGATTTATTTTAGAAGAATCAATAGATAATCCAGTTTTAATACCATTTAAAGCATCTGCTACTGATTCAAATGTTATACCATCTGATAAATCATCAGATGCTTGTTCTACTGCGGTATCGTGAATTTCATCATCTAAATTTTCTTCTTCTTGATTTTCTTTTGTTCCCAAAGTAATTTTATCACCAGTGATATCTTTAACATTTGGATTATCAGATAATAAATCACTTAATAAATTATCGTCTATATCAATGTTATAAACATCTGTAAGTAATTTTTTCAATTTATCTACAGATAATTCACTTTCATCATTCGCAAATTTAATTTGAATGATTGAATTTAAATTACTTTTGATAAGAGCAATTTTTTTATCTTCCATTATTTCTTTTCTCTATTTGTTGGTTCTAAAGCACCTGCTAAATCTTCTAATGATGAACCTTCTTCATCTGATGTTTCTTCTTCACCAAAATCACCCAATGATTCTTCATCTGATGTTTCTTCTGATTCTTCATCTGGATTAAATTCACTAAAATCTGATTCTAAATCAGACATATCACCTTCTTCTTCAGAAGAACCCATATCCATAGATTCATCACCATTCAACATACTAACAGTTACATTATCAATTTCACCTTTAATATCAGTCATTGATTGAATCAATTGGTCTAATTTTCCACCAATATTTTGTTGAAATTCATCAGCTTTTTGAATATCATTATCATATTTGATTTTCTTTACTAATACAGCCAAATCTTTTGTTTTAATATTAGTAATTTTTTCAATCATTCCTTGAATTGCTTCACTCATGCTTTCGACATTCAATGCTAAATCTGTTGTTGAAATAGCTGCTTCTGTTAATTGTTTAATAAAATCTTTTCTCATGTTTTTCTCCGTATGATTTATTA